TTACACCAGCTTCTAATACTATATTTTGTTTACTGTCTTTTAATTCTGTCGTTTCCCAGTGTCTTGGCTTATCTGCATAAGATCCATACTTGTCATTGATATAAACATCTAATGCATCATGATCCAGGGGCCATTCTGTATTCATATTTGTTATATTATTTAATAACAAAATAGTCCAGAATTTTTCTGGATTATCAAATGCACTATTAGCAATTGAATCTGGTGTTTCTCCTGGTTTAATAGTATACTGTCTAGAAGATGCAAAGACTGCATTAAAACTATCTCTAGCTCTTACCCTACGAAATAAATTTTTAGATAGTTTAAACTTACCAGATATTTTAAAGTCTGGATATAAAAAATTAGGTGTTGATCTGAATAACATTTTTAGAAACCTTTGGTTACATCTGAATTTGTAACAATAGACATTTCACCGAATGACATAGTTAAATTATATGCAATTGGTTGAGGTTTTCCATTCATCATACGTGTTGCCCATACACCATCGGGAGTGTATTGAACAGAGATATTTTTACATACACATTGTTTTAATTTTGGTAGAGAATCTATTTCACCACCTGCATACTTCCATTTGAGATTGAATATATTTGGTAGTGTCAACCATCTATCAACTCCAACCTTTCCAGCAAGACCTCCTTTTATTTCTGTCTTACCATCAGCAGCTGTTGTAGCTGCAAAGTCTGCGGAAAGCATATTACCGAGACCATCTACGTTCTCTCCTACACCCTGGGAAAAATCATCAGAGAAACCTGGTAATACATTTGCGCGAAGAGTTTTTATTATTCTATCTATTGATTTTTGTTCTGATTCATTTCTAGGTACAAGTTTCCAATTAAAATCAAATTGTCTCATTCCAACACCCTGGAATATTTGTTGTAGATATGGATTTGCAATTTTTCCTGCTATATTTTGAGTCACAGCATTTGGATCAACCCCAATTTTACCCAAGAGATTTTTAATAACACCAACCTGTCCGGCTTTAGCTGCCTGAGCTATGGCATCCGATGCCGCGTTGCCTTTACCCCCCATCATATCAGCAATTGCTTGTGCTCCAAATCTTCCCAGTGCATTAACTGATTGATCTGACCACTGGGGAGCATCTGTATAGGATAGATTATCTGGTACCGGTAATATTATTTTTCCCTTTGGTATTACCGTCGTTGATGTCAACGGTGTGTCATTGGCCGTTAGTTGACCAGAGAAAAAATCATTGGATGAACTTGATGGAATTGGTATTTCTCTATCAGTTCTTATTCTATTTCTATTTGCTATATCTCTTTTTAATATATTTCGTTGACTAAATCGCAGTATTTCCATTTCTAAATAATCATATTGGAGTACTATGTTATCTGGCCAATGTAATTGACCTCCTTCTGCTGCAGATTTATTGAAAAATTTAGATGCCATAACTTGGGCTCATAAATATTTGTATGATTATTCCTATATCTATATATGAACACTCTTAAAGGAAAATACATTCCCAAAAATTCTGCTAAGTATAGAGGAGACTACCGTAATATTATTTATAGATCTTCATGGGAATTAAAATTCATGAAGTACTGTGATGGTAATCCTAGTATACTTGAGTGGGGTAGTGAAGAGATTGTAATACCTTACAGATCTCCGCTTGATAATAAAGTTCATAGATATTTTGTTGACTTTCATATAAAAGTCAAAGACATGAATGGAAACATTCAAAAGTATTTGATTGAAGTTAAACCAAAGAAACAGACTAAAGAACCTAAGGTTCAACAGAGGATGACTAAAAAATATATCTATGAAGTTACTGAGTATGCCAAAAACCAAGCTAAATGGACAGCGGCAAAAGAGTTTTGTGATGATAGGAATTATAAATTTATGTTAATCACAGAAGACGAACTCAAAGTATGAGTATCTTTCAAGAGATAAGAGAACTAGCTGGTAACGAACCAAGATCATATTCTTGGTATCGTGATGCAGTAAGAATGAAATTTCAATCAGGTGATCTGTATTCAGATATGTCTGGGATGGAGGAGTCTATGATACCGACTCCGGGTGAACTTTATATGTTTGAGTATAAGGCAACATATGCTGCCAAGTTGAAATTCTATGATGAGTTTCCACTTGTATATGTTCTAAGTACAGGCGCAAAATTTTTTGGTGCTAACCTGCATTACCTAAGACATAGGTCTAGGATGAATATAATATTAGGATTAGAAAATGGTAGAGCTAGGTTCCCCAAACAATGTTACCATCATTATGTTGTAGCGGGACTAGAAACACCTCTTTATAAAATAAATAGAGAAGATTATAAAACATCTATCTTCCTTCCTATTGAAAGTTTTGTCACTAGAAAGAATAATATGTATCAACAATATAGTAAATCAGCAGTCTGGGGAGAAACTTCACAATGAGTAGAATATCTGGCGTAGCGCCAATGTCGAACTACGCGACATTTAAAGAACAGTTTAAAAAATCTGGATATAGTAGTAGTAATTTCTATGATGTTACTATAGAACTGGATAGTAATCCAAAATTAATTCAGCAATTATCTAAGGATCCTCAATTTGATTTGAGATCTACCAAGCAATTACTTAAACTTTATTGTGATGAAGCTACGATGCCTGGTTTACAGATGTCAACTGGTGACTATAGAATTACTAACACACCAAATCTAAAGTATGCTTATGGTGCAGTATTTAGTGGGATGGAATTATCTTTCATGATGGATGCTGATTCTCAGATAAAAAATTTGTTTGACCTATGGACCAATTGGATCTATGGTTATGCTACTCAAAGACTGAGTTTAATAAACTTACTTGGGATAGGAGTTCCACAACAAAATTTTAGAGCAGCATATAAAGATGACTATACCGTTGATATTATAATTGTGAAGTATGAGAGATCTATGAATGGAACTGCGAACGGTAGGGAACCAAATGATAAATCAAATGCATATTCTTTTAGAGATATAATCCCAGATGTGCAAGATAAGAAAAGTATTGACGGTACTAAATTCTATAAAGCAATTCCAGTACATGCTACAAAAATATTTAATGCTTTTCCATCAAATATATCTTCAGTTTCATTAAGTAGAGAGGAGACATCTATATCAAAACTAGGTGTGAGTTTTGAGTATGAAACTTTTACAACTACAACTCTTAACTCTTCGTCTGCTGCTAACTTTAGAGATCCTATTGGTGGTGGACCGGGACTAGACGTTGTAGAGGCATTGGTTGGACTTCTTGCATAAGTGGTGTATAAATACTTCAGATAGTATTCTAGATTATACGGAGTTGTAATGACGTTACCAAAACTTTCTACGCCAACTTATGAGTTGGTTGTGCCATCTGTAGGTAAAAAAATTAAGTACAGACCTTTCCTAGTGAAGGAAGAAAAAATTCTTTTACTTGCTATGGAAACTGAGGATGAAAATCAGATGGCAAATGCAGTTAAAACTATTTTATCTAACTGTATTCAAACACCTAGATTTAAAATTGATAGTCTTGCTCTGTTTGATATTGAATATATCTTCTTAAATATTAGAGGAAAATCTGTAGGTGAAACTGTAGATCTTAAGATTACTTGTCCTGATGATAATGAAACTACCGTAGATGTTCAAATTGATCTGGATGAAATTGTTGTTGACAAACAGGAAGATCATTCAAACATTATAAAAATGAATGATGATATATCAGTTGTAATGAAGTATCCAAGTATGGATTTATTCATTAAGAACAATATGTCTGATGGTTCATCATCAGATGTTGATGATGTATTTGAAATTGCATCCATGTGTATTAATCAAATTGTAGAGGGTGAAGATGTATATGAAGCTTCTAATTGTTCTAAGAAAGAGATCAATGAATTTTTGGAAGGGATGGATACGAAACAATTCTTGAAGGTACAAAAATTCTTTGAGACTATGCCAAAACTATCTCATACAGTTTCTGTTACAAACCCAAACACTAAGGTAACGAGTGAAGTAGTAATTGAGGGTCTAGCAAGTTTTTTCTGATAGCCCTATCCCATGAGTCACTTGAAAATTATTATAAAGTTAACTTTGCTATGATGCAACATCACAAATATAGTTTAACTGAATTGGATAATATGATTCCTTGGGAAAGGGAGATTTATGTTCAGATGCTAGTTGATTATATTAAAGAAGAAAACGAACGTCAAAAGAACCAACAGAGTTAATATGCCCGCACCACTTGCTGCAGCAATAATACCCGCAATCAAAGGACTCTTAGCATCAAGTGCTAGGGGAGCCGTTGCTGGAGCAGGCCGCAGTGCTCTGACTACTGGTCTTAGAGCAGGAGCTAAGGGCGGATTAAGACAAGGAATAAAATCAGGAGTAAGACAAGGCGCAAGAAACACCATGAGAGGTGGTGCCGTCGGTGGTAGAGGTGGAGGTAATCGCGGTGGTGGATTAGTTAAACAAACTAATGACTCTGCTATTACTAGATCTGAGAATGGTGGTCTTGCTGTGCAAGGTAGAACCATCAAAGAAGGAGGAGCTTTAACTCCATCAGTAGGACCAACCAGTCAAAAATCTTCTGCAATTGTAAAGACTGGACCTACCAAAGATAATATACTTGGTTTGTTAGAACAGATAAAACAAACCGCAGATCAAATTCTTGAAGTTGAAGTAAAAGAATTAGACAACGATAATAAGGAACATAAAGACACAAAGAAAGACCAAGAGAAGGAAAGAAAATT